CACACGGACACCGAATGGGAAGCGGGCCGCGTGGTCCGAATCCAGGAAGGCGACCGGCCGCTCGTCGTGGTCGAGACCGACGACGAGAAGACGCTCCGCGTGATCGACGGCCGGCCGTGGCCGGACGGCGCGATCCTGCCCTTCTAAGGAGCCGACCAATGGGACGCATGATCTCGCGAAACGACACGGCCCTTCACCGGAACACCCACGACCGGCACCACCCGATCGCTCGCGGTGCCCGGCTCGCTCGCCACCTGGCGATCGCGGCCTGGCGTCCGCTGCGGTCGCTGGAGGCGTTGATCGACGAGGTCGACGCCTGCGGCTGCCCGGTGAACCGGGCCGTCCTGCTCCGGGCTCGGGCGGCCCTGGAGCACGCGATGCCGTACCTCGAGGACCAGGAAGGCGAGGTGTGGAAATGAACGCCGCCGCATTGTTCGTCGGAGCCGTCCTCGGGATCGCCTTCGGCTGTGCCGGGCTCGCGATCGCCGGGCTGGCTTACTTCAGATCACAGGAAGAGATCGGTCGGGCGGAGCCCGACCGAGAGGGATGCCGGCGGGATGCCGGCCTGGCTGGATGCCATGGCAAAGGATCGCGGCCGTCGGAGACGGACCGCGAGACCCTGCTCCGGGTGTTCCGCGAGACAGGGTGGATCGACATCGACACCGTGAGGAGGTTTTCAAGATGACTGTTTCTATTCGGAAGGCAAGGCGATCAGCAACGAAGCTCCGGATTCTGCTAACCAGCCCGAGCGGCGGCGGGAAGACGTTCGGAGCCCTGCTCCTGGCGAAGGGGCTGGGAGGGAAGACGGTCGTGATCGACACCGAGGAAGGGTCGAGCGACCTCTACGACGAGCTGCACGACTTCGACGTTCTCGACCTGAAGCCGCCGTTCACGCCGGAGAGGTACGTCGAGGCGATCTCGGGGGCCGAGGCCGCCGGCTACGAGGTGATCGTGATCGACTCCGTTACTCACTGCTGGAGTGGCAAGGGCGGATGTCTGGAACTGGTCGACGACATCGCGAAAGCACAGTTCCGCGGGAACACATGGTCGGCCTTCTCGGTTATCACGCCTCGGTGGCGGTCGTTCGTAGACGCGATCCTCCGGTCGTCGGCCCATGTGATCTGCACGGGACGAAGTAAGACCGAGACCGCACAGGTCGAGGATCACGGTCGGAAGAAGGTGACGAAGCTCGGGATGAAGCTGGAGGCCCGCGACGGCCTAGAGTACGAGTTTACGACCGTTCTCGATCTCGTTCACGACGGCCACTACGCGACCGTCTCGAAGGACCGGACGGGGATCTTCTCCGGAGACCCGAAGCCGATCACGGTCGAGACCGGGAAGCGGCTGGCGGCTTGGCTGGCCGGAGCGGCCCCGGCGGCGGCTCCCTTGACCAAATCTGTCAAGGAGGTCGCACCAGGGATAACCGTGGCCCACGTCGAGCGATTCGAGCGACCCGAAGGGCCGCTCTACGCTCAGATCGCCTTGTTCATCGCCCAGGCGGCGAACGTCCGGACGCTCGGCAAGATCGGGAACCGTCTCGACGAGCTGGTCTCTACCGACCAGATCACGGCCGACGAGTGGTCGCAGCTCACGGACCGGCTGAATGACCGTCACAAGGAAATCGAGCCGGTCGAGGAGGTCGCCTCGTGACGAGCCTCGAACACTTGACGTTTTCGGGCCTGCGGCACGACCACGATCGCGACTGGTTTCGCTGCTCGGACCTCGTCGACGCGTCGCAGGCCGCAGGCTATCGGATGACGCGCTACGAGATCCGGACGGCGATCGCTCACCTGCCGAAGCCGGAGAAACAGTACGGACACAACCACTACGGCCGCGACCACTTGATCGCTGTGATCGAGTTCGCGACCGCGAAATCCCAAGAACAGGAGACACTCGATGGACTGGGGTCTTGATGATGATTTTCCGCCGGTTGCTGTCCGCGACGACTCGCGGGCTCCCGAACGCGAGCTGGTCCCCGAGGGCGACCACTCGCTCCAGATCCGCGAAGTGATCGACCACGGCGAGAAGATCGAGTTCCGGCTCGTCCACGACGAGCGACGTTTCGGCTGGGTGTTCGCCAAGATCCCGAAGGCCGACTGGGGCCGGCGGATCCTGTCGAGCCTCCGCCAGGCCGTCGGCATGACCCGCGAGGAGTGGGCTGCCGGCGAGATCACCGACCTGGTCGGCCGTCGCGTCCGGGCACGGATTTACCACCGGGCCGGCAACGGGAAGACGTTCGTCAACGTCGGCGAGTTCCTGCCGGCCGAGCAGGTCGTCGAGACCGCGACCGCGAAGCCGCAGGTCGAGCGAGCGGTCGCTCCGCCGACCTCGAGGCCGACCGTGAAGCGGACACCGGCACAGAAGGTCGACGACGCGTCGCGGATGCCGGGGGACGACATTCCTTTTTGATCTTCCGGCCGCTCCCGGCCGTAGTGGCTGCCTATCTCGGCCACGGGGAGAGCGCTGCCGGCGGTCGCGAAATAACACCGGCTCCTGGTGAGGTCGTTCGCCTTGACGACCGGCACTAGGCGGAAGCCCCACGACACGGGGCCAACACACGGAGGGACGGATGACGATCACGGACGCGATCGACGCGATCAACACGGCAGCCGACCGGCACGCCGCGATGCGGATCGCCAACGCTGTCGCGATGGAATCCATGGACGGATCGCGACCCTACGCCGACGAGCTGGCGGTCCGGAAGGCCTGGTTCGAGCGGTGGGGCAACGCTCCGCAGCAACTCGGCTACGCCGGGCCGCGGGTCGGCACTAACTGGACGGGGGACTGAGGCATGAGCGACTACTGGCCAGATGACGACGAAATCCTTCCACTGTTTTCGGTGTGCAGGGAGAAGGAGAAGGCTCGGGCGTTCCACGAACGCGACGAGGCTCAGGCGAAGGTTCTGGCGTCTCTCAGGCGTGGCGACCGAATCCTGCGGAAGGAGATTGAGTCGGACGGAAGCCGAATAGCTCCTGCGATCGAGCAGCTGCGCAACGCTCACGGGTTCAGCATCCTAGGCAACGGGACCGAGAAGAAGCCCTACCTCATGCCTGACGTTGGCGAGCATCCGTCGCTGGCTCGCGTCACTGACGAGATGAAGGCGGCCTACTCATCGCTCCCCCACTGGATCGCAGTGAAAAACGAGAGGCACGAGTTAGACGGGCACGTCTGCGTTCTGTGTAGGTGCTGCGACGACCTCCGCTGCCACCACATTTCATACGAGCGGCTATTCGGAGAGCCCATGTGTGACCTGCTGACGCTGTGCGCCGACTGCCACGACCGCGTCCACGAGAGCTGTCGCCTGAAGTTTCCGAGCGGGATCTCTGTTCAGTACGCGCACCTATTGGGGTGGAAAGGATTCGAGACATGGCTTCTCCCGTGACAACTCTATCGCGAATCAGCGAGGCCAGGCGGGCGCTCACGGCCGCGAAGAGCCTGGACGACGTTTTGCAGATCCGCGACCAGGCGGAGGCGCTCCGCGTCTACGTCAAGGCGGCGTCGGACAGCCTGGAGGCCGCGAACGCGGCCGCCGAGATCAAGCTCCGCGCCGAGCGCAAGGCCGGCGAGATGCTGGCAGCGATGGAGAAGCCGAAGGGCGGAAGGCCGTCGGAAACCGATACCACGCTGGTATCGGTTTCCGGGCCGTCGCTCGACGACCTCGGGGTAACGCCAAACCAGTCTTCCCGCTGGCAACGCGAGGCGAAGGTGCCCGAGGATCAGTTCGAGGCATACGTCGAGTCATGCAACGAGTCGAGCCAAGAACTGACCCAGGCGGGCCTTCTGAAAATCGCGAACGGGTCGCACGTCTCGCTGAATAGCGGTGAGAACGAGTGGTACACGCCGTCCGAGTACATCGAGGCGGCAAGGGAGGCGATGGGCAGCATCGACCTAGACCCGGCGAGCTGCGAAGTGGCTCAGGCGAACGTGAAGGCGAGGAGGCACTTCACGATCGACGACAACGGCCTCGACAGGAAATGGTCCGGCAACGTCTGGCTCAACCCGCCCTACTCGAAGGAGCTGATCGGACTGTTCACAGAGAAGGTCGTCGGTGAGTCAAGTCGTTTCAAGCAGGCGATCGTGTTGGTGAATAACGCCACCGATACTGCATGGTTTCACCGGCTCGCGTCGGTCGCGTCTGCCGCCTGTTTCATGAAGGGCAGGATACGGTTCCTCGATAAGACAGGCTCTCCGGCGAACACGCCAGTTCAGGGTCAGGTCGCCATCTACATCGGGCCTGACGTTGACGAGTTCCGCAAGGCGTTCTCGCGGTTCGGCGCAGTGTTGTTTTTCGAGGAGGACGACGATGGCCGGTGAATGGATTCCCTACGACGTTTGCCTACCCCAGAAGCCCGAGGTCCTCGACCTCGTCGACCGGACCGGCCTCGAGGTCGACCAGGTCGTCGGTCGGCTCCTGATGCTCTGGGGATGGTCCGCCCTGAACAGCTCCGACGGGTCGGCCCGGATGTCGCTCCGGCTCCTGTCGAAGGTCTGCGGGGGCGACGAGGTCTTCTGGTACGCGGTCCAGGACGTGGGCTGGCTCGTGATCGACGCGGAGAATGGGACCGTTGGTATCCCCGGATGGGACGCCAGGTTCTCAAAAGCCGCTAAATCAAGGGCTCTCGCCACCGTCCGACACCAGGTCGACAAGGTCGGGGGCGCTACGCGCCCCCAGCCGGGGCGCGTAGCGCCCCCGACCGGGGCGCAACGCGCCAGAGAGAGAGGAGATAGAAATTCTTCTTCTTCCCCCGGGACGGCTGCGCAAGGGGACCCGGACCGAGCCCCTGCCGGGCCTGCCGGCTGGGAGACGCTCCGCAAGGCCTGGGCGGCTGGCACGGGTCGCCCCTGGCGGCTGCCTGGGCCGCCCGACAAGGTCGGGGACCGGCTCTCGGAGGATGGCTGGTTCGAGAAGGCCCTGGCGGCTATCGAGGCCCTGCCTCGCTGCCGCTACTTCCGCGACCCGGTGACGCTGCCGCAGATCCTCGCGCCGGGCTTCGTCGACAAGGTCCTCGGGGGCCAGTTCGACAACGCCCGCGATCAGCCGGCCCGCGGAGGCTACCGCGGCGGCCAGGAAGACCGGCCGCCTCCGCAGGCCTGGTCGGGGAGCGACGCCGCGGCGTTCGAGGCGACGAAGCGGAAGCTCGCGGATCAGATCAGGTCGCAGGAGGGAGCCGCGTAATGGGACGACCGATCAACACAGGCGTCGAGCCGTGGGTGGACCCGGCCGAGGACGCCGCGAGCATGTCGAGCCTTCGGCTCGCTCCGGCGATCGAGATCGAAGCCCGCAAACTCCGCGAGGCTCACATCGGGCGACGCATGGCCGAGAGCGAGGAGGCCGCGAGCGCGAAGATCGCGAAATGGAACGCCGGGATCAGCCGGCCACAGGGCGGAGGACACAGGACGTGAATCCGCCCTCCACAGGACGCCAATAGACTCGACCGCGGAGGGCCACGGATGGCTTGCCTACACCTGACGACCGAGCAGCTCGAAAAGGAGTTCGTCGCCGTGTTCGGTGACGGGGTCGCGACGCCGACGAAGCTCTGGGTCGATCACTTCCACGATTACCACACGTTCATTCGCGTCGTCTTCCCGAAGTTCACAGGGAAAGGGGCCGACCGGCTCCAGGATCTCCGAGACCGTCTGATGATCAAGTACGGATTCAAGCGGGCCGAGCTGTCGATCGTCGTCTTCATGGACGACGACTCCTACGACTTCTTCGCAGCCCACCGGCTCCACATTCATCTCGCCGGTTGATTCGCAGGGCAGGAAATCTACGGTGAAGGTCCGCACGGAGGCGGATCGTGGAGTTCACCGTCGAGATACCAGGCGACGCCGTTCCGCAGCCGCGGGCACGAAGCACCCGCGGCGGCCGCATGTACACGCCGGACAACGGGATCGTCGCGTTCAAGCAGGCGGTCGGCCTGCTCGTGAAGGCCGAGGCGGCACGGCGGAGGATCTCACGGGACGATTCCTCCGCGTTCGTCCTCGAGGTCGTCTGTGTGTTCGGCCGCCCACTTTCCCACCTGACCACCTCGGGCGATCTGCGGACGACGGCTCCGGCCTGGCCGGGCCTGCGGTGTGGCGACTGGGACAATCTCGCGAAAGGCGTCCAGGACGCGATCACGAAGACCGGGGCCGTGTGGAAGGACGACTCGCAGGTCGTCGACGGCCGCTGCCTGAAACGCTACGCGATTTGTGGGGAAGGACCGCGGACAGGGATCACGATCCGGAGGCTGCCTCCGTGAGACGCCGCAGGCTCGCGGACGGTGATCGCGTGCTGACGGCCGCCGAGGAGCGGATCGTCCGGCGAGCTATCGCCGGCGGAGCAACGCGAGCCGAGGCGGCCGCGGCTGCGGGTGTGCCGGTGAAGCGGGTCTACCGTGCCCTTCACGGTCAACTCTCCGACCTGCCTCCTGGGAAGCACGGCCCACGACCTGGCGTCGAGTATCCGCCCCAGCCCGAGTTCGTCGACCTTCCCGTCGAGGAAATCTACCGTCGCGCTGCCGAGCTGCGGGCCGAGCGATGGGGCGAGGACGAGACCGCGACGAGATGGAATCCGAGATTCACCCCGCTAGACGACGCGTAGGCTTTTCGTCATGGCTACCGTATCCGCAACGCCCGGCACGCTGAACATCATCGTGAAGCAAGGCCAGGCCGTGTCGCAGCTCTTGGACTTCTCGATCTCGCTCACCGGCTACACGTTCTCGGCCGAGATCGTGTCGGCCGTGACGTTCTCGACCGTCCAGGCCCTGACGGTGTCGACGGTGAACCTCGCGACCGGTCAGGTGAACGTCGGACTGTCGGCCGCTAACGCGGCGAACGTCGCGGCCGGGACGTACCTGTGGCGTCTCGTCTGGACGCCGGCCGCGGGCAACGCCCAGACGGCCCTCGAGGGGATCTGGGAGGTCGTCCGCTGATGCCGATCGAAGTAAACGTCACCGATCAGAACGTCCAGGTCTCCACCAGCGGCCAGACAGTGAACGCGTCGGTCTCTGGCGGCGTCGGGCCTGCGGGTCCGACCGGGGCCACCGGCGCGACTGGAGCGACGGGGCCGGCCGGGGCGACCGGGCCTGCGGGGGCCACGGGATCGCCTGGGGCCACAGGGGCCACAGGGGCCACAGGGGCCACAGGGGCCACGGGTCCGGCCGGGACGACGACCTGGGCCGGGATCACCGACAAGCCCGCGACGTTCGCGCCGTCGACCCACGCGTCGAGCCATGCCTCGGCCGGGTCCGACCCGATCACGGTCGGCACGGTGTCGGGGCGGATAGTCACGACGACGACCGGCGGAAAACTTTCGACCGGCACGATAGCGGACGTGGTTTCCGGACAGGCCGTCGCACCTTCGGCGGTGACGGTATCGCCGCCAAACGTAGCCGCTGGAAACTTTCCGGCGGACTTGATTCCGTTTTCGATCACATACGACGCCGCCTCGGTTTTTACGGTAAACGCTCTCGGCGACGTGCAGACGCCAGGAGTGATCGAAGCCGCAGCTTTTAGTGGGGCTGTGGACGCGACAAATCTCACCGGCACGATCCCGACCGCTCGCCTGGCATCCGGCACGGCCTCGGCTTCGACCTACCTCCGCGGCGATCAAGTGTGGTCGCAATTCGACTTTCTTCCAGGACTTGACGACGCCGCCGACTGGAAGGCTCGTGTAACTGCGGCCGGCGGAAGTGTTTCAGATTCGACATACGCAGCGGTTCAGCGATTCTGCGTGTCGATTTCATCGTCCGGCCTTCGGACGAAAATGTATCGGCTTAACCTTTTCTGCGGCTCCAGCCTGACGAGTGCGCTCGTTCCGCTGTATCGAGGGCCGACTTTGTCTGGGACACAATTTGGGAATGCAACGGACACGAACGTCGGATTCGTAAGCGGAAACTACACCGAGACAGGCACGGGCGGAGGACTGCTAGGTGACGGGTCTAGTAAATATCTAAACACCGGGTTCGCCGCTAACGCTTTGCCAGATATTGGAAACCGACACCTAGCGGCGTATATCAGGTCTTACTCGACAGGTAACTACAAGGTAAGAATCGGAACGCGAGATACTGGCGACACGAAATGGTTCACGCTGTGGAAGGGGATAACGCAAGGATTCTCGGCGAAAGACGTTCCTTTTTTCGCGTCTTTCACAAGCACCAGAACGGGCGGGTTTCTTGTTGGAACAATGGACGCTCCAGCGTCCGGACACTCAATCTACGAAGACGACGCTCTCCAGAATACCGCGACTTCTGGGGCTAACATCACGACCGTATCGTCTAAAAGTCTGTATGTTTTTGCGCTGAACGACTACAGCCCGTCGAGCGGGTCGGCGTCTACATTCACGGATGAGCGCATGCAGGGCTACTCGATCGGACTCAATCTGACGGCTGGTCAAGTCGCGGCCTACTCCGGAATCATGCGAGCGTTTCAGGCTTCGCTCGGGAGAAATGTGTGAAACTCTCAGACTTTCAGCTTCCCGTTCGGTATGAAAACGCTCGCGAGTTTGCCGTCGTTCTCGACGAGAGCGACGCGGCCGATGTGTGCCTCGCGTCTTCTGGCAGCGTCGAGCCTCGAGCCATGTCTGACGGACGGTTTTTTATGCCGGGAGACATTCTGTCGGAGGTCGGCGCAGGAGGTATTCACGAGCTGTGGTTTCTGTCGCTCGACACTGATCGAGTAAAAGACTGGACTGTTATGCCGTCGGCCGATGCTGTCGCGCTGCTGCCTTGTCCGCGTGCTATCGGCGATCAATGCCCAGAGAACGTGTCGGCACGACAGATCCGACTCTGGCTGGTCACTAACGGCATTTCCCTAGCGACCGTCGACGCAACGATTGACTCGATCGCAGACGCGGCGACTCGCGACACAGTACGCGTCGAGTGGGACTACGCTCCGTATATCGAGCGGTCTCACAGATTCCTTGTGCCTCTCGCCGCAGCCCTGGGGCTCGACGAGGCCGGAGTCGATCAAGCATTCCGCGAGGCCGCGACCCTGTGACGCAACGCGTCGAACGCTGGCAGCCTCCGCGTATGCGTCGCACAACCGCGACGAAGGAGGTCGCCCACTATCGGACCGCCGACTGGAAGGCTCGCCGGCTGCGAATCCTGCGGAGGGACGCCTTCGTGTGTCGTGCCTGCTCTCGCGTGGTCTACGGCCAGGCCGCCCACGTCGACCACATCCAGCCCCTCGAGGAAGGCGGGACTGACGAGGACAAGAACCTACAGACCCTGTGCCAGTCATGCCACGGGACGAAGACCAGGGAAGAGCAGCGGAGGCGAGGCAGGCTGTGATTCACATCGTCACCGGCCATATCTGCTCGGGGAAGACGACGTTCGTCCGCGAGCACGCGAGACGCGGCGACGTGATCATTGATATGGATCTCCTGGCCCATGCCATGACGACCGACGACATCGCGGACCACGACTACCCCGACCACGTCGGCGAGATCGCGAGGGCCGCTCGCTGGCACGCGATCGACGCTGCGGTCCGCCTTCACACCTCGGGGACGTTCGACGTGTGGATCGTCCACGCGTATCCCGAGGCACGCGATTACGTCACCTACAGACGCATGGCAGCCACATGGCACGAGATCGAGGCGGAGCATGGCACGCTCCGTGATCGGGCCACACGCGAGCGGCCAGAGCGGTTCCGTCGCGTCCTCGAGGCCCGGATGGCCGAGGGGGTGGGGTCGGCCGCGGGGCCAAAAAAGGACGGAAGACCCCACGAGCCCTCGACGCGAATATTTGGGGAGTAACAAAAAATGGGAAGTAGAGGTCCGGCCCCGCAGCCCGGCAGCTCCGAGAGCAAACGCGGCCGAAACACGATGTACCGGAAGACTCCCGCCGTCGTGCCGGCCGGAGGCGTCGCCGTCCCCGCGAGCGTGCAGCTCGTGCCGGCGGCCGCCGCGTTCTGGGACCGCGTCGCCCCGACGCTGATCGCCGACGGCCGACTCGTCCCCGAGCAGGCCGACGCGTTCGCGATCCTGTGCCGGCTCCACTCCGAGATCCGACTCCTCGAGGACCAGGTCCTGGCCGAGGGCTTCGTGACCGCGACCGACAAGGGCCAGGCCGCGAGCCCCGTGGCGAAACTGCTCCGTGACTCGCGCCGCGACTTCGTCACACTGGCGAGGGACTTCGGACTGACGGCAGCCGCTGCCGCCCGTATCCCGCAGGACCCCAAGAATGGCGAAGAAGAAGACGACCCCGAAGCCGCGATCCTCGCGAAGCTCTCCGTCCGCGGGTAAACCGCTCGACCCGAAGAAGCGGCCGGAGTATCTGCCGGGCTACAAGTGGGACGAGGACGCGGCCCAGGCCCCGGTCGACTTCGTCCAGGGGCTGTGTCGACACCCAGACGAACGCGGCGGAGATCCGAAGCGGATCGAGCTGATCGAGTGGCAGGCCGAGAAGGTCCTTCGTCCGCTCTTCGGCTGGCGTCGCCCCGACGGACGCCTCCGGTTCCGTCGCGCCGGGATCTTCGTCCCGAAGAAGAACCGAAAGTCGAGCCTGATGTCGCAGCTCGCCCAGTACATGGCGACTTGTCACGCTCCGGCCCAGGACGTGTTCCTCGCGGCGAACGACCGCCTCCAGGCTCGGACGATGTATCGCATGGTCCGGCAGTCGGTCGAGGCGAGCCCGCAGCTATCGAAGCGGCTCGAGGTCGTCGACTCGCGGAGCATCATCCGGAACCGCGAGACCGGGAAGGAGATCCGCTGTCTGTCCTCCGACTCGTGGCGGAATGAAGGCCTAAACGGCTCGGTGATCCTGGACGAGATCCATAGTTTCCGATCGCCCGACCTGGTCGACGCGTTGATCTACGCGACCCGTGGCACGGCGAACGGTCTCGTGATCTCGATCTCCACGGCGGGCTCCGATCGAAACGGGATCGGCTGGCGTTGGTGGCAGGACTGCGAGCTGGTGATCAAGGATCCGAAGGCGAACCCGACCTTCTACGGTCTGATCTACGCGGCCGACGAGGACGACGACTTCTCCGACCCGAAGGTCTGGCGGAAGGCGAACCCTTCGATGGGGATCGCGTTCCCCGAGGACGAGTTCGCGGCCGACTACCAGGACGCACAGACCGACCCGCGGAAGATGTCGAAGTTCCTCCGCTACTCGCTGAACGTCTGGCAGGCCGGCGACTCGCGCTGGTTCGTCCCTCCGCTCGACTGGTCGGCCTGCTCCGCCGGTCCGCTCGATCCGACCGAGGGCCGGCCGTGCTGGGTCGGCGTCGACCTGGCGTCTAATCTCGACATGACGGCGGCCGCGTTCGTGTTCAAGGAGTCGGACGGCTCCTATTCGGTCGAGTGGAAATACTGGGTCCCACGCGAGACCGTGGCCGACCGCGTCCGCGAAGGGATCCCATACGACTCCTGGATCCGCGACGGCTGGGTGACCGTCACCGACGGACACCGGCTCGATCACGAGAGCGTCGCTCGCGACATCATCGCGTATGGAGAGACCCACGAGATCAAGGCCGTGGGCTGCGACCCCTGGCAGGCCGGAGCCCTGGAGACGCTGCTCCAGCGTGAAGGGATCACGACGAAGGACATAGCGCAAAAAACGTCGACGCTCAACTCGCCATGCAAACTCCTCGAGGCCCTGGTCGTCGAGAAGCGGCTCCGCACGGGCGGGAATCCGGTCGCCCAGTGGAACGCAAACAACGTTTGCGTCTACACCGACCCGACGGGCATGATCAAGCCGGACAAGGCGAAGAGCACGGAGAAGATCGACGGCGTCGCCGCCCTCGTGAATGGGCTCGCCCTCGCGTCGACCGACGAGGACACGGGCGAGTCCGCGAACCTCGACGACTGGAAGATCCGGATCATCTGATCGAGATTCTGCCGGGGGATCGCGGGGGAAACTGGCGGACATGCCCAGCCCCAAGAATCGCCGCCCGTCCACCACTGGAGGCCGCGGCAGCCGACGCCGGACTCCGGCCAAGGCCGCCGCGGCCCCACGCGTGATACAGGTCCGCGGCACGTCGCTGTCGTCGCCCGGAAGCTGGGGCTCGATCCTGCCGTCGGCTGTCGGCCCCGAGACCGCCGTCCGCGTGTCGGCGATCTTCGGCGTCGTCCGCTGGATCGCCCAGGCCACCGGGATCTGCCCGATGCAGATCATGCAAGAGCGGCCCGACGGTCGCCGGCAGAAGGCCGATCTACCCTGTGCCTACACGCTGCGGAAGCGGCCAAACCGCTGGCAGTCGGCGTGGGATTTCTACACGTTGCAAGCCTACTGGACCGCGCTCCACGGCAACGGCTACGCGAGGATCCTTCCGGGCGACCGCGGCTGGATGACTCAACTCATCCCACTTCATCCGTCGCGAGTTGTGGTCGAGCAGAACGCCGACTACTCCCTGGCCTACAAGTTCTGGAACGACAAGGGAATCTGGGAGCCGCTCGCCCAGGAGCAGGTCCTTCACTGGCGGTGGATCTCCGACAACGGGATCGTCGGTCACGCGCCAGCCGAGATGAACGCGACGAGTATCAACCTGGCCCGCCAGCTCGACACCGCGGCTACCGCGTTCTGGTCGAACAGCGCGAGGCCCGACATGGTCCTCGAGACCGACGAGAAGATCCCCGACGCGGCGGTCGACGCGATTCGCGACGCTCTCCAGGAAGCCTATGGCGGAGCCGCGAACCGCGGCCGGGCTGCCGTGCTGCCGAAGAAGACGCGACTGAAGCCGATCGAGAGTAACTCGATGGAGGCCTCGCAGTTTCAGGAGCTGCGGGACGCGATCCTGCCGGACGTGTGTCGTCACTGGGGCGTCCCTTCGACACTCCTGGGCGACGCGAAGATGAATAAATATTCGACGGTCGAGCAGGAGCATCTGTCCGCGCAGGTTTGGTGTTTGCTTCCATGGGCTCGCCGCATGGAGTCGCCGATCGACATGGCGCTGCAGCCGGTCTACGGCGAGAACACCTACGCGAAGCTCGACACGCGAGGGATCCTGCGGGCCGACACCGCAGGCCGGGCTGCCCTGTATCAGTCGCTGTGGAACATGGGGGCGATCACGCCGAACGAGATCCGGGATCGCGAGGACTTCGAGCTGCTCGACACCGAGGCCGCGAACCAGACCTTCGTCCAACTCGGGTTCTCGACGCTCGACGCCGCGGCCGCTCAGGCCGGGGCCGCCGGAGGCGAGCCGCTGCCGGTAACGGCCGAGGACTCGCCGGACGATCAGTCGTCCGAAGGCGAGAGCGTCGACCAGGCAGGCGGATTCGCTCTCGGCCAATACGTCTACTTCGACGGCGGCGAGGGAACGATCGAGCACCTGATGACCAACGGCGTTCTCGGTGTCGAAGGGTCGCCATTCGCGATCTCCGCGTCGCCCGACTCGCCGGCCGCCTCGATTCGCATTCACGACGACGGGCAGGCGACCGAGTTCACGGTCGGGAAGCGAGTCTCGGATCTGTCAGCGGACCCCATGGACGGAGGCGAGAACGATGTCGCAAGTTGAGACCCGCTATCTGGCCCAGGCCGGCGACCCTGATGTCGAGCTGCGGCTGGAGACCCGCGACGACGGCCGGCCGCAGATCGTCGGCATGGCCCCGCCATGGAACAAATGGAGCGTCGATCTCGGAGGCTTCAAAGAGCGTTTTATGCCCGGAGCGTTCCGGAAGTGGCTCGACCGCTCGCCGAACGATCCGCGAGGTGCTGCCGACGTGGTCGCGAAATACAACCATATGGATTCCGCCGTCCTCGGCCGGACGACGAACGGCACACTCCAGATCCAGGAGAACGAGAAGGGGCTCGTGTTCCGAGCGACCCCTCCGGTCGGCACGCCGACGACTGCCGAGGTCCTTCCGCTGATCCGGGAGGGCTACATCTTCGGCTCGTCTTTCGCGTTCTCACTGCCCGATCCTCGAGGCGAGACCTGGGACGAGGATCCCGCCGGCAACGTCACCAGGACGATCACCGACGCGGCGATCTTTGACGTGTCGCCGGTGACCCACGCCGCGTATCCAAACAGTTCCGTCGGCCTTCGGTCCCTGTCGGCCTGGCGCGAAGCCCGAGGGCTCGTCCACCACAGGGCCGAGGGCCGCGGGCTCGTGATCTCGCTCGACTACGACCGGACGTTCACCGCGGCCCCTGGCCTCTGGCGTTCGTTCGTCAACATGGCGACGGCCGCCGGGAACCGCGTCGTCTGTATCTCGCGACGCGAGGCGACCGACGAAAACCGCGAGGAGCTGCGGCTCGCGTTCGCGGACCTCGAGGTCGGCGACCTGATCCTCTGCGGGGCCGACACCCAGAAGCGCGACGCGGCCGCCGCGGCCGGGATCGCGGTCGACGTGTGGGTCGACGACTACCCCGAGGGGATCGTCGCGGCCCCGGCTCCTTCGGCTCGCTCGTTCAAGGTCTCGACGCTCGCCGGATCGAAGGCGGCCGCCGCGGCCGCCGTCGCCCGGATGCGAATCAACGCCGGCTAACAAGGGGACGATATGCCCACGCTCACCCACAATAGCGCGGTTCAGATCCGCTCGGTTTACTCCGATGGCGACCTGGTGATCTCACGCGACGCCACTCTTCGGACCGACCTGATCAACGGCACGGCCTCGGGGCAGGCGAACGGCCTCTGGTTCGGGACGCTGACGCTGGCGGCCGCCGCCGCGACCACGCTCGACCTCCGTGCCCTAGAGTCGACGATCCTCGGGGGCACCGTCACCACGGGATTCTCGGCGGTCAAGCAGATCACGATCAGCAACGCCTCAACTGGCGCGACGCTGACCATCGACCAAGGTACGTCGAACGGCTGGACCCAGGTCACGGCCTACCTGGTCGGGGCGAGCGGCGTCGCGGTTCATTACGCCCCGGTCGCGGGCCTGCCGACGACGACCACGTCGAAGACGCTCCGCGTCACGAACAACGCGACCGCGGTTGTCACCGCTGGCAACACCACGAACGGCTCGACGGCCGTCGCCGGGATCTCGTCCACGGCCAGCCTGGCTGTCGGTATGGCCGTCTCGGGGACCGGCATCCCGGCCGGGACGACCGTCGCCGAGATCACGAGCGGGACCGCCGTCGTTCTCTCTGCCGCGGCGACCGCCACCGGCTCGGCCGTCTCGCTCACCTATCAGTGGGTCGCGGTCGTCGAGGTCTCTGTCGTCGGAGTGCTCGTGTGACCACCACATGCCTGACCTGCGGCGGCCGCTGCCGCGTCGAGTCGAGCAAGCGGGCCGGCGACCGCCAGGTCCGATACGTCGAGTGTCAGAGCTGCCGGCAACGTCGCCGACAAGTGGTCCCGGCCGATCAAGTCTGGAGGCGGAAGCGATGAGCATCACCACCGTTCCGATCACCGAGGCCGTCGACCAGCCGGGCCTCCTCGACAAGATCACGACGTACATCGCGTCGGCGAAGGTCGCGGCCGCCGACGGCCTGACCTGGTCGGAGTTCGGCGAGCTGCTCCTCGCGCTCCTCCGGCTTGTCGTCTCGGCCCTCGACTCCGTGGCGGCTCTCTCCGGGAAGGAGAAGAAGGCCCTCGCCCTCGACGCGGTCGCCCGGCTCTTCGACGCCGTCGCCGACTACGCGGTCCCGGTGACGCTCTACCCGATCTGGCTCGTGGCCCGCCCGGCCGTCCGGTCGCTGGTCCTGGCTCTCGCGGGCGGCGTGATCGAGCAGCTCCTTCCACTCGTGAGGCTTGCCCGATGATCGTCGCCCTCCTGATCGCCGCCGCGGTTTATGCGTTCGCCGGCGACAAGTTCACCAAGTACATCGGCGACGTGTCGCTGCCGACCCTGGAACGGCGACACGTCGCCGGGGCTGCCCTGCTCGCGGCGGCCGCCTTCGCGTGGGGCTCGTCCGCTCCGCCGGCCCCGACGCCGCAGCCGGCCCCCGGCCCGGCCCCAGGCTTCTCGCTCCGCGGGACGTTCGTCGGCCCCGACGCCGCGGCCGACGCCGCGACCGTGTCAGCCCTGATGGAGGAGCTGGCCTCGGAGATCGAATGGGATTCGATGCAGGCCGAGCCGCTGATCCGGACAGGCGTCGCCGTCGACGATCTCCGCCAGCGTGCCCGCGAGCTGCGATGTCGCGGAGTCTCGCTCGGGGAGAAGCACCCGCGAGCCCGCGAGAGGATCAAGCAACACCTGGACGCGACGGCCGGCACGTCCGGCGGTCCGCTGACGCCGGCCCAGCGGTCCGCGTGGGTCGCGGCCTACCGTGAAATCGCGAGGGCTGCCGCCGATGCCTCGCGCTAACGCTCTTCGCTGGCTCGCCGTCGCTCTGCTCTTGGGGCTCGCGGCCGCTGCGATTGTCGCCGGCCTCGGCCGAGGCCCCGGCCCTGCCGGCTGGGGAGACGAAAACTTCGGCTACCGTCCAGACCCGCAGGGAGTCGAGCGATTCCTCGCGGAGCTGCCCCAGCCGCTCTTTCGCGATGCCGGAGCCGAGACGGTCCGCGAGGCGAAAGGCGTCGACACGTTCCTTTATCGCTCCGCGGTTCGCGCTCACCTGGCCCGCTACGGGAAGCCCTGGGTCTGCGAACGCCAGGGAATTGGGGATTGTGTTTCCTGGGGCTGGGCTCACGGAATCTGGATCGCCCAGTCGATCGACTGGGAGACGGGCCGACTGGCCGAGCCTCCGCTCTTCCCGAGTTCGGAGGCGCTATATGGCGGATCCCGTGTCGAGGCCCGCGGCCGATCAGGTGACGGCTCGTCGCCGGTCGGCGGCTACTCCGACGGATCGTATGGGGCCGCGGCCGCTCGGTTCGTCCGCGACTGGGGCGTCGTCTACCGCGAGAAGTTCGACCGCTACGACCTCTCGGCCTACTCCGCGAACCGAGCGAAGGACTGGGGAGCCTACGGATGTGGCGGCCAGGGAGACGGCGGGAAGCTCGACGCGATCGCGAAGAAGCACCCGGCCGCCCATGTCGCGCTCGTGACCACCTGGGCCGAGGCGGCAGCCGCGATCGAGGCCGGGTTCCCCGTGCCTGTGGCTTCGATGCAAGGATTCGCGAGCACGACCGACGCTCAGGGCTACGCGGCCGCCTCCGGCCAGTGGGCTCACCAGATGTGTTTCGTTGCGGTCCGCTACCAGGCGAACGGATCACCGTCGGACGCTCTCCTGTGTTTGAATAGCTGGGGACCCCGATGGATCACCTACCGCGGCAAGTTTCCGGCCGATCAGCCGGACGGATCGTTCTGGGTGACGCGGCCCGTCGTGGAATCCATGCTCCGGGCGAAGGACTCATTCGCGGTCGGCTCGGTCAGTGGCTTCGGCTGGCGCGATCTCCATAACGGAAACTGGCTGACGCCGGCCCCGCCCGAAACGATCGCCGACTGGTTCGCTCCGCACACGTTCACACTCGCCCCGTGAGGATCGCCATGGATCGCCGCACGCTCGCCGCCGTTGCTGTCGCCCTGATCGTCGGCTACTGGCTCGCCTCGTCGCATGACATTACGCCGAAGCCCGCCGACCGGCCGGTCGTGCGGTGGATCGCCAGGGCCGCTCGGAGCCTGCTCTGGGTCGCCCTCCTGGCCGAGAAGCCTCCCGAGGAGCCGCAGCCCGACCACCACGTCGCCAGGTCCGCGAACGTCGGAGACGACGGCTATCCGATCATTCACAACGGAAGGGGCTGGTAATGTCGTTTTCCGGAATCTGGAACGTGTTCGTCGCATTTCTGGTCTGGCTCTCGTCGGACCCGAGGTCCGTCGACCTCGAGGCCCCGAAGGCCGCCGCGGCCGTGTCGGCCGCTCGTGCCTCGATGCTCGTCGACGCTCCGGCTCCGCCGTCGCCGACGCCGCAGGACTGCGACTGCGGGAAGACGTGCGTCCGCGGAGTGTGGAAGCCCGACGGGAAGATCGAGCAACGCTGCGGCTGTAAGTGCCCGCGATGTGTCGCGGAGCGTGCGAAGACATGCACGTCGGGGACGTGTCGCTGACCGTCCTACCGTAGAACGCTCCGCGAGATTCTGCCGCGGCGGCCTCTCATATCGTGATGTGCGGTAAGGACACCACACGAACACGAAGGGACTCCCCATGCCGTCGCCCAAGCTCGCCCGCCTCCAGGATGACGCCGCCAAGGTCGCCGCCGAGATCACCGATCTCCGCGCCGTCGAGCCGGCCGACGATTCCGAGCGAACCCGGATCGAAGAGCGGCTCGCGTCCCTGTCGGAGCAGTCCGACACGATCTCGAAGGAAGCGGCCGCCGAGCGAGCCCTCGACGAGAAGGTCGCCAGCCTCCGCACGGTCACCGAGTCGGCCAGCTCGCCGAAGCCGGCCGAAGTGGCCCAGGTCGAGGACTTCTCGCGGCCCGACATCCGGGCCGGCGTTCGAGCGTTCCGCTCGGCGAAGGTCGCAGCCGATGTCGGCGAGTTCCTGGTCCGTCTCGCCAGCGGCGAGAAGCGAGCCATGGGCGAGACCGTCAGCGGCTACGGTGACTCCTACGTCGTGACCGAGCTGTATGACGCGATCGTCAACCGGCTCCAGTACCAGTCGGTCGCGATGCAGCTCGCGAGCGTATTCCGGCCCCGAGGCCAGAGCATCAACCTTCCGAAGAGCGGCGAGTTCACGGTCGCGTATGCCGCCGAGAACGCGGCGTTCACGGACCAGGACCTGTCGACCAGCGGCCCGACGCTGACCCTCTACGAGGCCGGCGGCTCGGTCGCGGTGTCGAACGCCCTCCTGAACGACTCGCCGATCGACGTGGCTGGCCTGCTCGTCGACCGGATGTCCTACGGGTTCGCTACCTGGTATGACCAGAAGTGGCTTACCGGCAACGCGTCATCGCCGACGATCTCCGGCCTCCCGGCCGCGGTCGCCGCGATCGCGAGCAACCCCAACACCGTGACCGTGGCTCTCAACGCCTCGACGACCGCCGCGAACCTCGCGGACGTGGTCGGGAAGGTGGACGAAAGCATCATGGGAACCGGCGCGTGGGTGGCTTCAAAGGCCGGCTACGTCGACCTGATGAAGCTGTGGGCAGCCCAACAGACGACCATGACGGTCGGTGGCGGTCGAGTGGTCCCGACGGTCTACGGTGCTCCGGTCTACCTCGCCAAGGGTATGCCGGCGACCACGCTCGCCCTCTACGGTGACTTCTCGAAGTCGACCGCGGTCGGCCTCGCTGCCGAAGGGATCCAGATCACGGTCGCGAAGGAGCTGCTCGTCCGCAGCCGTCAGACGCTCTTCGTCGGATCCAGCCGCCTCGGCGTGCTGAATCACGGCCCCGAGTTCGTCGGTCGGCTGGCGAAGGCGACCTCCTGACCCGTGTCGATGTGATTCTCGGGGGCCGGGGCTGGCAGGGATGCCGGCCCCGGCTCTCTCTCTATAGGGACCTCCGGAGGCGAGCATGGCGAAGCCCGACACGATCCGCGTCCTTCAGTGGCCCCTCGTCGAGCCCGTCTCGCTCACCGAGGCGAAGGCCCAGGTCTCGCTCGCCCAGGACCAGACGGAACACGATCGGTTCCTCCTCGACAAGGTCGCCGCGGCCCGCCGGCTGGTCGAGAGCCGGCTCTCGGTGACACTCGTCGCGACACAGTACCGGGCGACCTGGAAGACGGGCGGGAAGATCCTCCACCTGCCGGCTCCGCCCGTGCTGATCTCCGCGACCTATCCGATCACGATCACGGTCGACGGGACTGCCCTGTCGGCGTCCGACTACGAGGTCGACCAGGACGCGTTCCCGGCTACCGTCACGCTCGACAATGAGACGACCGAGAAGATCGTCGTCACCTACTGGGCCGGCGTCGCCCCGGGCTCGACGATCGAGCCGATGGTCCGCTCGGCGATCCTGGCCTACGTCAACCACCAGTTCGAGAACCGCGGCGTATTGAACACCGAAGGCGGCGGCGAGCTGCCCCAGGCCTTCGAGACGCTCCTCGCGGCCAGCTCGTGGAACGGAGGCTGGTAATGGCACGAGCTGCCGGCCGCTACCGCGAAGTCTTCGTCCTGGAGCGACCCGTCCGCACGCGAAACGCGGCCGGCGGGACCGTCGAGACCTGGGAGGCGGTCGCGACGATCTTCGGCTCCTACGAGGCCACGAGCTACAACGAGCAGGCCCGACGCGGCCAGGTCGGCGGCGGGATCTCGGCCACGGTCTACACGCGTTACCGCTCCGGGCTGGCAGGTGACCAGCGGCTCCGATGGCTCGCCCGCGGCGGCAGGCTGCTCTATATCTCGGCCGTCGTCGAGCAGGGGAACCGCGAGGACCTGGAGCTGACCGTCGAGGAGCAGGTCTCGTGATCTCTATTTCGTGGAGCGACATGGGCGGCCAGATCGGTGAGCTGATGAAGCGATACGACGAGCTGCCGCGAAGTGTCGCGAAGAAACACCTACAGGCCGCCATGAAGCGGGCCGG